AATCATATTAGAAGATTATTAGAAAAAAGATGTAAAAAGCCATTTGATATAGGTGTTTATGAAAGAATGACACAGGAACAATTAAATGCTGGTATAGATTTTTTAAATACACATTTCAAATTTCTTGAAGCAAAAGATGATATACCAACTATTGATTATATATTGTCAAAAGCAAAATCATCTAAACAAAGATATGGCATAAAAGGACTTGTTATTGACCCTTTCAATCAAGTAAGTGCAGATAGAGATGCAAACAAAAGAGAAGATGAACACATAAGAGATATAATAGCAAAATGTCAGCAATTTGCTAGAAATCATGAAATAATAGTATTTATGGTAGCACACCCACATAAATTACACCGAAATGATGCAGGAGTAATACCACCACCTGATTTATATCAAGTAAGTGGTTCTGCTCATTGGGCAAACATGGCAGATGTAGGTTTAGTAATACATAGAGATTTTGAAGAAAACACAACAAAAATTATAACTAAAAAAATAAGAGAGCAAGGTGTTTACGGAGAAATAGGACAAAGAGAGTTCTTTTTTAATTATAAAACAAGATGTTATGAGCAAACATATGGATAAAATTTACGATAACGGATTGACAGACGAACAACAAAAGAAAGTAGATGATTCCTACGAAAATCTTATGTCAAAAGTAAAAGAGATTGATTTAAGGCTTTATGAAAAATTAAGAGCAAAAGAATTAAGTGCAGAAGATGTTTTTAAATTAATGCATACAAAAGATGATAAAAGAATGACGAGAATTGTAGATGACCAATATACATTATTATAAGACAATCTAAATGTTCAATATAAAAAAAAATGAAGATATAATACTCGATTGTTATACTTCAAATACATATGCATATAATTTTGCAAGGATTAATCATGGTCATCATTTTATACCAGATTGGTGGAAAAAAGAGCCTAATGAAACATATTTTGAAGGACGAAAAACAAATATGTCTACCATAAAAAAATGTCCCGGCATTGTGCAATATTATAAAAATGGAATAGTATTACCTTTGTGGTGTGATTTAAAAATGTTTTTACACCCAAAAGGAACGGATTGGAAAGCATCAACATCACATAATGAGATTCATTTTGAATACCACCCACAAGAACAATTTAGTGGATTTACAAAAGAAAGTGGTGAAAGTATCAAAATAAGAAGTCCATGGTATATACATTGTAGAGAACAAATATTATTTACAATGTCGCAACCAATATGGAGTAATAGGGATTTTTTTAGACATTTTCATTTATTACCGGGAGTTGTTGATTTTAAAACACAATCAAGTACAAATCTAAACTTTTTTGTAATTAGAAAAAATAAAGATATTGAATTTAATATAAACCCATTAACACCGATGGCAATTTTTCACCCACATACTGAAAGAAATATTACTATAAAACATCATTTTGTAGAAAATGCTGAAAAGTTACAAGTGTCTATGAACCCATTTTTTAGTATGTTTAATTTAAACGAATTTGACCAAGGAAACCCTGCACAGGCAAAAAAGAAAAAACAATTTATAGAAAAAGTAGATCAAACAAACAAAGAGATTTGGAGATTTTAAATGTTCTCAATGTATGTCATGACATGTATTATTTGGATAGAAGGCAGTCGTTATGATGGTGGAGAAACAAAATGTGGTATTCATCAACCTGAATTATATTTTGATACATACAAAGATTGTAAAGAAAATATAAAAAGATATGAAAAATATGTTATAAAAAGTGTCCATGACCAATTTGAGCCACCACAAGATATTGTAATAAATACAATGTGTTACAAAGAAAAGGGAGAAAATAGATGAACATTGAAATGCAAGTAAAAATGCGACCAATTGATGAATTAATACCATTTGAAAAAAATCCTAGAAAAAATCAAAAGGTAGGAAAGATTGCACAATCAATAAAAGAATATGGTTTTACTCAACCAATTGTTGTTGATGAAGAAGATGTTGTTGTAATTGGTCATACAAGATTAATGGCATCAAAAGAATTAGGTCTGAAACAAGTTCCAGTTGTTACAAAAAAATTAAATGATGAACAAATAAAAGCATTAAGAATAGCTGATAATAGATTAAATGAAGATTCAGAATGGGATTATTTTCTTTTAGGTGATGAATTAAAAGAGTTATTAGATTTACAATTTGATTTAGAATTAACAGGTTTTGAAAAAACAGAATTAGAAAATTTATTAGATTTTGATACAGAAAATGAAGATTTAGAATTTAATGATTTAGTCGTTGAACAAGACAAATATTCAAAATCTATTGTGTTTTCTTGGGAAGATTTAGATAAATATCAACATATCATGGCACAATTAAATCTTTATATAGATAATAATTCAGATGTTACTACAAATGAAGAAGCATTAGAAAAATTATTAGATAAAAACATAGAGGTATAAAATGATTATTTTTGTAAACCCTATGTGGTCGGTACAAACAATCAATTCTGATAGTAATTATGTGTTTTTATCCTCTGTAATTACAAAATTTAATGAAAAATATCCTGAATATTCATTTTTAATGCCTTTTCCAGCATCAAAAGGTTTCAGATATTATGATGATGGTTTTTTTAAATTACCAAACATATTAAGAATACCACAGGCAATTCCACAGGGAAAAAAACAAAATAATATCCATTTTGATACATTCTTTATTAAAAAAATATATGATACATATGGACCATATCTGATTTGGAACCAAATACCTGAATTAGCACCACAATTGAAATATTTTATGGCAAATTTTCATATGGTTCCTACTGTTGTTAATCAACATCATTATATATTACATGAAAGCCTACCATATCCATTAGAACCTAATTTGCATTTTGTATTCATGCAATTATGTGGAGATTATTGTGCTGATGTAAATTTATTTAATTCTGACCATTGTTGGAATATGACATTAGATAATATAAGAGAATATCTACCTAATTTAGAAAAAAAGATTAGTGAAAAAAGAAAAGTCTTAAAATTTGGTTTCTTTGATAAAAATTATAAATATAAAAATACAGAAAAATATGAAAAATTTACATTTATATTCAATCATAGATTTCAAGATTATAAAAATTGGAGAACTACATTTGAGATATTTGACCAATTATATGCAGAAAAACATGATTTTAATGTATTAGTTACTAAGGCAGGAGGCGATAGAATTAATATTATTAATGAAAAGCCTTATGTTATGGTTAAAGATTTACCTACAAAACAATTATATCTTGATGAAATACCTAAATGTCATGCAAATACATTCAATTCGCAACATGAAACATTTTGTATATCTATATTAGAAAGTATGTTTTATGGCTTATCTACAATAGTTCCTAATAGAACAACAATGCCTGAATTATTAGGCAAAGATAATTGGCAGTTATTTAATACTGAAAATGAACAGAAAGAAAAATTAATTCATCTTATTAAAAACAAAGATGTAAATGAACAATATGGTAAACAAAATCAAGAAAGAGCCAAAACATTTAATGTTGATGACTATGTAGATAAATTACATGAGTTATTTCAATCACAAATAAGAAAAACTGTATTCTCAGGCATGAAAGACCATAATAAACAAGGTTTTTTAAAAGTAATTAACAATAGAACTGAATTAGAATTGCATGATGTTGAAAAAATGATAAGAGATTGTGGCTTAAGTAAAACACAATCAATGCCAATGTTTAAGGCTAATCTTGCTTTATATGAATTAGGCTATAGACAAAAGTTCAATAAAAACAAAGCATTTTGGTTGAAAATAAAATAATTTTCGTGGTATATAAAAAAAGATGAATGAAACAACACAAATAAAACCAATCAAAAAGACCAAAAAGACTAAAAATAAAGTAGGTAGACCAAAAACCGAAATAGATTTAGTTGAATTAGAAAAGGTATGTAGATTAAATTGTACAATGCCTGAAATTGCGTATTATTTTGATGTACCATTAAGAACCTTAGAGGATAAATATACACATGATGCAGATGTTAGAAAAACAATACAAAAAGGTCGTGCTCAAGGTATGTTATCATTAAGAAGAAAACAAATACAAATAATGAATGATACCAATTCAACACCAATGGCGATTTGGTTAGGTAAACAAATATTAGGGCAAACAGATAGACACGAAATAACTCAAGATATTAACATAGAAGAAAGAAAGGTGCTAGATATTAGCAAATTGTCAGATGATGACCTCAACACCATTGAACGAGTGCTTAAACATGCTGTCGTTGAATCAAGTGAGAGCCGAGAAGATGCGAAGGTCCCTCAA